TGAGCAGCGCGTTCTCCAGCCCGAGCGAGAATGTGCCGCTCATGCTGCGGGCCTGAAGCGTTGCACCAGGCGGCCGCCCTGCGAGCGCGCCCGCTCATGCTCGACATTGGCCGACGTCACCGCGGAAGAGAACATATCGGTCCAGAGTTTCACCCGGCCGTCGTCGCGCAAAAACGGCGCTGACTGGATCAGCGCGCCGTAGATATACGCTGCCGGGTAGGTCAGCAGGACGCTGTTGGTGTCGTCGTCGCCCATGCCGAGGCCGAGCCGCTGATAGTACGCCATCTCGCACAGCGGCCAGGTCTGCAGCTGACCTGGCGGCAGGCTCGGATCGGGCACCGGAAACGGTGAGAACTCGATCTCGCCGCCGACGATATTAAAATTCCGCGGAACGCCATTGTTCCACGGATAGGCCGGCGGCCTCAGTTGTGGCGTATAGTCGGGCGGCAGTTGCGTGCCACCCTGCCAGGCGCCAGGCGCGGTGTTGGTTTGCTCGTAAAGCGCCATCGCCAGGTCGGACCGCGCCATGTAGTTGAGCGGCGGCCCATTGACGATGCGCGCATCGAGCATTTCGAGATAATCGCAGGGCAGCGTCATGTACTGCCCTTCGACCGGCTGCGTGGCCCGCACCACCATGCAGCGCGCCCGCAGCGTGTCGTTCAGTCCCTGCTCGGCCAGCGCGATGAAACCGGCAACCGCGTTGAATGTATCGCTGACCGGCGTGCGGAATGAGCTGCGATGCAGCCAGGCTTGAATCGCCAACGTCAACTGTGCGCGGTTCATGCCAGCGGCCTCCCGTTGTCGGTTCGCAAATGGCGCAGCTCGGGGTCGGACAGCGCGCGCAGGAACGCCCGCTCGTCGACCACGCGGCCGCGCTTGTCGACGATGCCCCAGCGCTTGAACCAATCCATGAGCACGATCGGGATGCTGGCGATCTTGCGGGCGCCGATCGCGTTGCGCTGGAACCTGGCCTCGTAGGCGTTCGCCTCGCGGCGGTTCTGCTCGAGGATCGCGCGGCAATCCTGCTCGCGCCGGATCACCGCGTTTGGTCCCCAGTCGGCGTCAGACAACAATGTGGATCTGACGCCGAGGTGGTTCATCTCATCGAGCCAGATGACCGACATGGATCAGGTGAGATCCATGACCATGCCGTGGGCCTTGGGCGCGGTGACGCGCAACGTGCCCTCGAAGATCATCGCACCATCGGCCGCGTCACCGACCTTGGCATATTCCTCGAGGATCATGTCGCGACCTGGCAGCGGCGCCAGCTCGATGTAGTCGGGATCGACCAGCTCAATCACGCCGCCCGGCATGAAGATATCCGGCGCGAGCTGGATGCGGCCGAAATCGCTCAAGTACACATCGACCGCGCCGACCAGAGTGACCGGCGCCGGGGATGTGGCCTGCACAATGTTCTGCGCCGCGATGACGTTGCCGCTGCCGCCGGCCGACAGCGACGAGAACTCTCGCTTGAGCGCCGGGCTCAGCAGACCGAGGTTCGGATGACCACCGGCGGTGTAGGCCTGCTGCATCGCGTCGCCGACCAATGCCAGGGTCAGCGGTCGCGCCGTGCCGGACACCGGCGCCGAGGCGCCGTCGTCGACCGCGACGAGATTGCCGCCGGCGCCGGCGGAGCCGTTGGTGATCCAGCACTGGAAGCCCGCCATGCGCCGCACGCCTGGCGCCGCCGGCGATGCCTTCACCGTGTTGCGGGTGACGCAGTATTCGAGGTCGCGCTTGAGCTCCTTTGCTTTCAACAGCGTCTGCCGGTCGAACTCATCGCCGCCTACGGTGTTGCTCACCCGGAAGGTGTTCGACACGGTGACCGAGCGCACCATGATCTGGCAGATGTTGTTCTTGCGCGCGGTGCCGGTGAGCGGCATCGCCGCGTAGCGGAAGCCCTCGGGCTGCGCGTTGTCGGCCGCCGCCTGGAGCGCTTGGACCAGCCATTCCGTCATCGGCTGATCGGCTTCCTTGTTGCCGGCCGCCGAAACCAGCGGGGTTTCGTACGGATCGATGTCGTAGATGATGTCGGCGAGATCCTCCCGCACGTTCGCAGCGCCGGTCGCCGGCGTGTACGTCGTGTTGGAAATAGGCGCAGCCATCGGAGGCACAGCCATTTTGCATGTTCCCTGAAAGGCTCCGCGCAGGCGCGCGGCGCCGGAGTTGATGTACGGGGTTCATGCGAACGGCCGATTGTCGGTCGGGCGTGCAGTGGCCGGGTGCTGGCGTGAGCCAATCGGGTTGCGCGGCGGAGCGACGGGACGGTATTTCGCCTATGACCGTCAGTGCAGGGTGCTGCGACCTACCGCAATCTGCCCGACGGCGCGCGGAGCTTCGCGCAGGCGTGATTTCCGCGTCAAGATCATGTCGCGTTTTTGCGGCATGAGAATGCCGGCTACGACGGCGGCGGCCTGGTGCGCCCGGTCATAATGATGGCGACCAAAATCGGAATCGTCTCGCCCAGCCAGTCGCGGAAGAGGGTCGGCCACGGCTTATTCCAGCACTCCACATCCCACGAGATCACGCAGCGCAGGGTGATCGCCAGCACCAGCACCGACGGCGTGACGATCAGCACGCCGAGCAGCAGCATCGCCCACGGGGTCGGATCAAACGGCGGCTTAGGCGGCCGCGGGGGTGGCGCAGCCGGTGACGACGACATGATACCGGTCCGCGTCATCGCAGGCCGGTCCTTGACCCCCTTTGAACCGGATCGTCCGAACATGCACCGGCTGGCCCTGCCATTGATCGGCGACGACCAGCCCGGCGGCGGTCACCGATATGAGCACCGCCGCGTGGCTCGAGCCGTCCGTCGCATTCGCGTAGCGTCCGTCTTCATCGAACGTCGCGATGAGCGTGCCGCTCGGATGACTGCCGCCACGCACCAGTGCGCCGCGCCGCCAGGCGGCGGTGTGCGGCGCGCCGGACACCTCGCGCACGAACGCGACGCAGTGCCCATCGCCCACCCTCGCGCCTAAATACCGGTCATGCTGCGTCGAGACGAACGTCGCCACGTTAGGGGCGCACGATGATCAGCCGGCAGCTCGCATCGAGCTGCACGTTCAGGGTGTCGGTGCGCCGCGGCGGCTGCACCTCGCGATTGGCGACGATGTCCCACTCGGAGATGTCCGCCGCCTGCAGGAGGCTGATTTCTACCGGGACCGCCGCGCCACCCAGCTCGGGCGCGGCGCGCCACAGCGGGATGATGAAAGTGCCGTCGCTGAGCTGGTAGAGGTCGTAGCCGGCCTCGTTCGGCAAGCCGGTGACGAGAAAGTCCAGTTTGCCCGGCGCGAACGTCGGGCGTCCGCCAGGATCCGCGCACAGCCGGCACAGCGTCTGCATCGCGACCGCCGCCGGGCGTGGGTTTTCCGCGTTCTTCGGGAACAGGCCGCAGATGTAATCCGTGCCATAATCAAACAACGCATACCACCACACCACGACGCCCTGCCTGGCGCAGATGAACAGCGTCAGCAGCATGTAGTAGGCGTCGCGCGTGCCGCTCCAGCCAGGCTGGTCGGGCTTGTGCCCCGCGTGATTGTAGAGCGTGGGGTGGAACTCCGTCAGCTCGCTGTCATGCTGATAGGCGACGGACAAACCGGCGAGATATTCGGTGACGGAATATCCGGTCTTAGGGACGCCTGGACAGGCCGGCGGATAGTAGTGACCGTTGCCGGTATGCATGGCGGCGTTGATGGCGTCCATCTGGTCACCACAATAGCCGGTGATCCAGCCCTCCGGATGAGGTGTCCCTGCGACAATGCTTGGGCCAAGTATTTCTTTGCCAGCAATACCACGCCACACGTCATCTTGGATCGCCTGTGTCTGCTCGACCGGCACCTCGCCTGATCCAAAATCGGTGTTTGGTTCGTTGAGGCCTTCGCACCAGCGAATACCACAATTTGGATCGCTTGCGAGAGAAAGCATGCTCGGCACGTCTGACGGCTTGGCGTTGGCGCCAGGACAGATGGCGACCTGGGTGCCCGGTATGGCGGCGACGATCTGGCTCAGCCAGGGGCGCTGGTGCGCCTCGCGACCCTTGTAGTGGTATTCGCGCAGCGGCAGCGCGTAGCCGGTGCCGGCGGTCATAAACTGCAGCGCGGCAATCACCTGCTCGGGCCGATAATCCGCCGGCCAGGAGCCCCAGCTGTTGTGCTCGTCCATGCTGCTGAAAGTGTTGACGCCGAAATTCTCGATCAGGTTGATGCAACCCTTGGCCTGGACGCCGTCGCCAGGCGGTGTCGGCACCGGCGCCCCGCCCTCCTCGAGCACGGCGACGCGCGCCTCGAGCGCCTTAAATTCCTGATCAGTCGGGACTGTTACCGGCATGTGAATGTCCTCGCGCGCGGGAAAAAACGCGAGCGGGATGCCGGGTTAGTTTGATTGCTTAGTCAATCCTAATGACGCGTTTTCTGACATGAGGCAGGACGATCGTCACAAGAGATCGACCAGGAGAACCGCGAGCACAAGCAGGAGCACGGCGACGGGAAACCTCATGCGCTTATCGCCCCAGCAGATCGGGGAGACGGCTGCCGGGATCAGACGCAGAGGGTCGCACCAGCCATTGCCGCTGCGGCAGCGCTACCTCGGGGCCGACCGCCTGTGCGAAGCCAGGGACTCGCCACGGTCCAGTGCGGCTTTGAGCTCCAGATACCGCGGATGACGCCGCATCGACGCGGCCTCCAAGCTGGGCGAACAGCTGGTCGCCAGCACGCTGGAGGTTGGGCGGGAGTCGGGCGAGAGCGGCGATGTAGCCTGACCCTGTGGGGTCGGCGGTCCAGTCATGGGTGTGGTAGCCATAGTCAGCCCTCGCGCGTTTCAGGTCGGCCGGCAATCCTGCTTGCGATATAGCATCTTTCACCCTCGCTTGGAATCCTGGGTTATCCAGTCCGGTGAGCTCGCCGATATTGACCACCCGCACGCCGGCCGGGGTCTGCTGCAGCACCGCCTTATCGAGGCCGCCCCCGGCCTTGTCGAAGGCGGCCCGCAGCTCCATCGCATGATCGGCAGGATCCCCCGAGAACGAATGCACCACATTCGAGGCGGCGATCGTCGGCTGCCCGCTGACGTCCGGGTGCGCCGTCCAGAGCGCGTCCGGCTGGCGCAGCAGGGTCGCCCTGATCAGCGTCGAGGCGTCCATCAGCGAGCGCGACGACGGCTTGATGCCGTCGCCGGTGATCGCCACCGCCGCCGCGCCTGGCGCGTTCGGCGGCGTCAGCATGCCGAGCGAGCTGTTGACGATGTCGCGCCCCGAGGCGTCGACCAGCGGGGCCGATTGGCGGAACGCCGCCTGCGCCTGCGGATCGCCGGCCGCCGGCCCCAGCAGTGCCGGGCCGCCCTCGTGGGCATTGCTTTGGCTCGCCTTGAGACGCTCCAGCGCATCGGCGAAATTGAAATTCATCGGCGTCGCCTTGCCGGTTTGCATCAGCGATTTCTGATGCACCCACAGCGCCGCCTGCACCTGGTCCGGCGTCCAGTTGCCGCCGTCGACATTGTCGGCATTGAGCCGCCGTGTCGCGCGATCCACCATCATGCGCACGTAGTTGTCTTCGCCGACGCTGGGCGTGCCGGCGTATGGCGAGCCGTCCGCATTGGTGTAGCCGGCCTGCCGCATCTGCCAGATGTCGTTCGTCAGATTGTCGGCGTATGCGGGGTCGAGATAGCGCATGTGATTTTCGAAGAACGGGCCGGTCTTTCTGCTCTCCGGCAGGCTGCCGCCGTAGAGCGTCTCCTCGAGCGCCGCGTTCTGCGGCGCGGTTTTTACCGAGATCGGCTCGCCGAGCAACGACTGATTCCAGGCGTTGGTCGCGATGTTCGAATTGCCGGCGACGTCCGTTTGCGGGCTGGTGATGGCGTGCGTCGCAGCAAGCCGCTGCGTCGCGTCCAGATCCTCTCCGGTCGCTCCGTGCAGCGCGCCGGCGCCCGCCTTATACCAGTAGCGCGGCGGGGTCATGCCGGGGGGAATGTTCTGCGTCATCCCGCTCGCCTGGTCGACCATCGACTGCCCCTGCGCCGCGATATCGCCGGCGCGCGTCACGCCAGGCGGCAACGTCACGACCATGTCCGGCGTCTCGCCGCGGCCGCCATATAACGGCACGCCACCCGCCGCGAGATGCTCATCGAGCAGACCACCGACGGCGCGCGCCGTCATCGGCTTGGCATCGAGCAGCGAATTGCCCGGCCCACGCATATCGACGCGCACGATATTGCCGCGGGGGGTCTTGAGCTTCAGGCCGCCCTCAAACGCCCCCATGACCATCTGTGCGGTGTTCCATCCCTCGTCCAGCTGCGCGCGCAGCGCCTCGAGGTCGGACGCTGTCGTCGGCTGCCCACTCGGCGAGATCGCCACCAGCGGATCGAACTGCGCCGACGGCATGCCCATCGACTGCACACTTTCGGTGCCGACCGGGTTGCGCATGATCTGCGCCAGCAGCGCGCCCGTTCGATCGGGCACGCTCTGCGCCGGGAGCATTGATTGATAGGCATCGGCGAGGCTCACCGTGCGATCGTCGGGCGGCGTGATGCGTGGCGCGCCGCCGGCATCGAGCAGGCCGCCGCGCGGCGCGCCGAACCCTAGCGCGGCGCCGGGATCGTCGAGATCCAGATCGAGCAACGATGGCATGATGTCAGCCTCATGATCGGGAATCACGCAGGCCGCCGGCGCGCCGACGCGCACCGATCAGGTCGATCGCCGCTTCGCGCGCTCTGGCACCGCTGCGCTCCGGCAGCTCCTGCCAGACGCGCTCCGCCTCGCCGGCGGCAACTTGCGCCTGGGGCAGCCGCGGCTGGCGTCCGTTGGCGCCCGTCTCGCGCTGCGGCGTCGGTTGCGGTCGCAGCGCATCGGACTGTGGCCGCAGCAGCTCGGGATGCGCCGCGACGATGGCACGGAACCGGCGCGACTCCTCAAGCAGGACAACCTGGCGCGGGTCGAGCATTTCATACTGCTCGATTTCGGCGTCGGTGTAGCCGACCGTGCGAAGGTGCTGCACCTGGGCTTTCTGCAGCTCCCTGCGCGTTGCCTCGTCGCGCCAGCCTGGCAGCACGTCCGACAGGAACGCGTGCCCCAGGCGTTTCATCTCCTCTTTTTTCAAAACCTGCTCGTTGGCACGCAGCGTGGCGAGGTTCTGCTGTTCCTGCTGCGCCGCCATGTAGGCTTTGAATCGCGCGTCCTTTTGCGTGTAGCCGATCGGATCCTCGCGGCTCAATTTGACCCAGTCGATCGGCTGCGCGAACTCATCGCCGAATGACGCGATGACCGCCGGCAGTCTCGCCTCGAGGGCTTTCCTCGCGTTGTCGAACGCGACATGCGCGTCCTGTGCGGTCCGGAGCAGCGCGGCGTTTTGCTGGGTTTTGCTGGTGTAGTCCTGATGGCGCATGTAGCCGCGCACCAGCTCCGACAAGGCGACGCGCGCGGGCGCGCCGCCGATCGTCAAATCGAATACCGGGTCGTTCGGCAGCTGTGGGCCAGGCGCGAGCGGATGCGGCTCCGGCTGCGGCTGCGGCGGCGCTGCACCGGGTTGCAGCGGCGAGAACGAACGGTCATCGACCGGCGCATCCGGCGCTCGCGCGGCCGGCGGCTGACGCGGCACACGGCCGCCCTGCACATCGCGCGCGCTCGGCTGCGCGGTGCGGCGTCGTGCGATCTCCGCCATCGCGTCGGTCTGGCTGATGCCATCGCGACGAAATGTCGCCACCCGCTGCGGCTGGA